GTTTTATAAGGATTAGACATTCCGGGTGCGACGCTTGGTGACGCTGCGTTTGATCCCATTCCTCTACTTCCACCCGCTGCAAAATGATGTTGCCATTCTTTCGCTTGCTTCAAATTACCAAGGTAATCACTAAGACTCTGTTCAACGCCCCCGTTTAACACAGTCGGATTGCCTTCGTCACTTTGACGCAATTGAGGTTGAAGCAACGTATACATTTGCTCCGGGTTTAATGCGTTGGATTGAGATATTGCTGATAAAGAACTGGCTTTGAGACGTTCCTGACTAGCTGATTGGGTCACAGACTCCAACTTAGTTTGCAACTCAGCAGTCTCATTTAAAAGACGGGTCTCAAGCGTTTTGCAACGCTCTTTCTCCGCTTCATATAGCTCTTTATAAGCACCTTGACTTTCAAGGTTTTCACGCACCGCCGTTTGTTGAGATTCTTGCAACTGTGTAACTTCAGATTGAAGTTTTGCGAGCTGCTTTTTTGTCTGTTCCGCTTCTTTCTTAGCTTTGGCAGCTTGAGAGTTAGCGAAACCTAATTTCTTCTGTAGTAATTCTTCGGCGGCACTGCCTTCCGGTGAACTAACAGGTGGGTTTGGTGGAATTGCTGCGGGTGTAGCGGTCACGGACTCACTAGCTACGTCGGCCACAGGCTCAACTACCGCTGTATCCTCAGACATGCAAAAACAAGAGGTTGGATTTATTCTACTCCGTTTTAACTTATTTAGGTAGCTTCATTATGTAGTGATAGTCTCTTTTTTCTTAGCCTTAGGCTTCCTCTTAACTGTCTTCTTATTCTCCTCCGGCTCTTTAGCGTCCCATCTAGGCCACCAAGGACTTGGATACCAACACGCCATGATTACTTATATAACTTTCCTCATATTACAGGTACTACAACACATCGGCAGTTTGGATGTACCGCCGGTAACGAAGGAAAATCACTCAACCTTGGCTTCACTACTCTGTGAAATGGTAAGCATACTGGACAAGTATTCTCTAAAGTCGCTAACCACATCCACTTCTGTTGAGGTATCGCTATATCTTCCCAAAACTCCCTTGCCGTCTTATTAGCTACATCCCATACCGCTGCACTAATCGTGTTATTCGTTCTGTTTAATATCTGATTAGCGTAGGATCCTCGTCGTATTTGAGATACAACTCTTCCATTCTTCTCTATAGTCCTAACTACTTTGTCAGCAATCTCACTTGTAGGTAGCTCCATAAATAAAGAAGTGCGAACCATCCTGTCTAAATCCTTTGCCATGTTTATTGTTAGACGATTAGATACACCCGGACTACCGAGGATTTGATTTAATGTTATTCCACCTATTACTACCTTTCTTAATAGCTCTTGATTCCCAATGGGTTCTGTCTCAGGGGCTTCTCGGTCAACATACTTTGCCGCTGCTTCTTGTATCCTTGGCCTTATTACCTCTAATTCTGGTGGGATCTGTATCCGAAGAACACTAGTTATTCTCGATAAAATTGGTAAAGCTAGTCTCTGTATCTCTTGCCACTCATACACCCTAAATTGTCCTCCCTCACTAAGTTGCCCTACTAATTGACGTAGCTCTAACATCGCAAATCGTAAGACAGGTCTTACCTCCCTTTCAATCCTTGCCTCTATTCGACTCGCAAACCATAAAAATAATGCAAGTAACTCTTCTTCTTTCTCATTAATCGCCATACTTGCCACTTCTCATTGGAGTTGGCAATGTCATTGATCCTTTAGTGCTACCACTAGCAGCGTTTCCACTGCCAACACCTCCTGTTTCCGCACTCTTAATCTTTACTTGCTCTCTTACTTGCTCTAAATCCATCTCCAACTTATCTTCTAATTCATCCTTAGTCTTCGCTAACTCTCCATCTATCTCAACATAAGGCGGTATAACTTCACCTTCCTGCAATATCCGTAGCAATGTCTCCTGTGATATTTGATTCTGCATCTGAAGTTGCAGCATCGCAGTAATCTGATTTCCATCAAGTAAACGATTCTCGTAATCACGTGGAATAGTTACTTGCGGTGGCTCAACACCCGCGTAATCTGCTGCCATACCTAGTATCTCAGTGATCGCTCTGGCTAAGTCCTCACTAATAATCGACATGATTGAATCACTATCAATCCTATCAAGACGCTTGGCTTCGGCGGCTGCGTTGGTGATGTTCTGCCTAGCTAACGTGCTAATCCCTAAACTACTAATCTGTTCTTCGAGTGTGCGAAGACATTCAAGTTGACTTTCAAATGAGTCTGATGTCGCTTGGACATAATTACAATCCCCATCTGGAGGTAGCAAAACAGCCGTATTGACTGATAATCCCAACTTATTATCTGAATCAGGGTCGAAACCCTTCAACACTAAGATCGGCTGACTACCAACATGAATACTGTGGTGATAATCCGTAAACCTCTGGCAATATGCAATGTTTAAGTTCGCAACCTCCAATAACGGGGGTCTAGAAAGGAGTGTCCCAAGACGGTTGGAATACACTGTGACGACTGGTATTCGATCGAGGTCATACCCTCCTGATTCATGTAGATACCATCCTGCATTCCTTCCCGTAGTCGCATCCTCTGTTCTCCAAATCTCATATTTTCCCGGTTCCAAGACTCTGACTTGCTCGATGACATCTTCTCCAAACCTTCCCTCCGGTTCACTAACAATCTCAGAATACCTTAATTGAGTTAAGTCAGCTTGAGCACGATTACCTTCCGTTCTCCATCCACATATCTGTTGTGCTTCAATCGGACATAAATATGGTCTGTAATCTCCTTTCCTCATCTCAGCTAAATTATTAGGCATCTCACTAGGACTCTCTACCAACACACTCGTATGCCCATATAACAATGCATCTACCAATACTCTTCTAGCAAACTCGTTTAATGGTGTGCCGTCTCCCGTTACATCCTTTGCCCACTCCCTCCAATACTCTTCGTCTCCTCCCTCTAAATGAATACCGCGTCTAAGTATCGTT